TCTGTCGAGTGGATTAATTTTATGAACACTCTGAAAGAGATGGATTATATTGCTGTCAAGGAAGACCTACGAGATAGGATTGCCGCATTCTACGGAGTCAGTAAGATATTCATGGCAGACAACTCTGCCAGTGGTGGGTTGAACAACGAGGGCATGCAGATACTAGTAACTAACAGAGCAGTCGAGATGGCACAGACGATTTGGAACAACTACGTCTTCCCGTTTATGACTCTAGAGTTCGGCATCACCGATTGGAATCTCAAACTGCCACCATCAGAGGAAGAGGACGAGATTGCCAAACTGAGGAAGAGGGAGATAGAGGTCAACGTTGCAGGGGCAATCAAGAACCTAGGCTTTGAGGTTGACATGGATGACGAAGGCAGGTTCACCTATTACAAACCAGAACCGAAGGAAGACCCAAATGCACAGGAAGGCGCAGAAGAGGGATTTGAGTTAGACCCATACGCAGGTACGAACATAGACCAATCGCAATTAGGTCAGATGATGGAAACTGGAAATAGGCCAACTGGCGAAGAAGCAGGTAAGCCCGCTACTGTAAAAGGCAGGAACAAACCCAGCATGAGTGAGGGTCCAGATAAGAGATTCACAGGTTTACCGAAGGAGGCAGGTAATCGCAATGTCGATAGGCGTACAGAGAGGCGGGTCGGTTGAGCAGACTGCTTGAAGCGGCAAGGAAATGGAAAGAAGAGATTGACAAATTGAATGCGGAGACAGATGAGAGAATTAGATTATTCGTGGAGGAAGGAATATGGGTTGGCAAGAAATATTGAAGTTGAAAGGAAAGCAAAAGGAACTTGATGTGGATGATGATGGAGACATCGATGCAGAGGATTTCAAAGAACTAAGGAGGAAAAAAGATGAGTGATAAAAGCGTAAGACAATTGGAAAGAGAGTTAAAGGCCGCTAGGATAGAAGAGAGAAGAGAACAGACAAACAGGGTAGAGAAGAACAGAGACTATTCAGTTGGTGGCATCGACAAGGATACCACAGTGGAGAAGAAGATACCATCCTCTGCTGACATCCCCGATGTAATCATACTTCCCAAGAAGTCCAAGAACAGAAAAGAGAACATCCCATTCTAGGTGAGTGAGATGCTACTTCTGAAAGCGGACACTAAGTACGACAAGAGACTTAGGACTGCTATTGGAAAACTTGAAGGAGAACAGAAAAAGAAGTTTGATGAAGAAGTCGAAAAAAGAATGGAAGCATGGACTAGGGATTACATCGCTGGAAAGACTGCTCCGTTTATGACTGAGATTCTATCAGGGGAATTGTTTACTTATCCAGAGGGACCAGATGGGAAACCACAGTATAATCCTGATAAAAGCAGTATGAGAATACCACCAAAATACGAGAAAAGGTTTGAGAGGATAGTAAAGAAAATACAAGAGGAACTTGACAAAGGATATCCGGGCATCAGTAAACTAACTGAAAAAAAGGACGACTTGTTCGATGATGAGTTTGATGTTGCTGATTTGAGCATAGGTGACATCACCATTGATTTCAATGATGTAATCAATAAAAAACAATTGAATAAACTATGGGTAGAGAAGACCAAAGGGGCAGACAAGAAGTTTCCAGATGTCAAGACGGCAGACTACGATTACCTTGTAGACGATGATGAGGATAGCGTTAGTAGTCTAGAATACAAGAGCAAGTATTCCAAAGAAGCCCTCAAAGCACCTAAGAAGAAAAAGGGAGAGTCTGCCGAAGACTTTGAAACAAGAAAGAAGCAACACCAAGCACTCAAGAAAGAGTATGAGAAAGACAAGTCTCTTTGGGAAGAGTACACTGTCTATTTCGGTAATGAGAAAAAGGGATATCCGCAGTATGTGGAAAACCTGATAGAAAAACCGGATAAAAAAAGAGATGATTACAGCACAGTCGTCTTTCAAGACTTTGAAGAGAAAATGAGTGAGATACTAAAGGACGTTAAGGCATATGATGCCAAGAAGGTAAAGTCACAATACCAATCCAAGAAACTCGCAGAGATGCTTGCGAAAAACGAATCAATGAGAAAACTACTTGAGGAGATTAGACAGGAGAAACTAGCCCCCCCTCAAGATAAGGTAGATGCAAAAAGGAAGAGAGTAGAGAAAGCGGTTTACCTAGGGTTATCTGGTACAACGCTACCTACTGGTGGAACTAGTAAGTTCAACGTCATAGGTCGCTGGATTAAAGACAGCAATCTAAGAAGAGAATTCCTAGATGCTAGGAGCAAGAATCAATCTGAGGTCAAGTTGGAGAATCAAGTTGAGGAGTACAATGATTTGGTAAACACACTATTCGACGCAAAGAGAGCGAGACATTTGAGAAGAAGAGGCATTGAACCAGAAGAGAGATTTGGTAGCGAAGCGGGTGCTAAAACTGAAATTAAGAAATATTTGAGAAAAGAGTTTGGGGTAAAGGGCGTAGAAATAAAACAAAGCGGTAGGGATATCATTGTAGAGTTTTTAGATACAACAAAATCTAGACAGCAGGATATTCAGGAAGTTGAAAGTGCGTTGAACACTAAGGCTAGAATTGCATCATTGTATGGGAAAAGGCGAGATGAGGGTGGCAAGTCTAAAAGTTCTCTGATAAACAAACTGAGAAGAGAGGCTGTTGCAGATTACGAAAAGATATCACCCAAGTTAAAAGACGCACTAAAGAAATTACTCTACAAGGGTAAAGTTGCGAAGGATGCCATAGACCTGAGTGAGTTGTTCATCACCAAAGCCAGTGAGTGGAACGGAACCTCATGGGACAATCCAGTAGTGAGAGAAGATGCAGATGGTATGGAAGCCACTGAGATGATGAAGGAATTGATGGAATCGGCTGGCGAGGACAGTATGAAACCACCAAGAAAGGTGAAGGAGATAGATGTCGCTAGGAGAAAGGGCAGGTTCGCACAGGAGTTATCAGATAAGCCCCTTAAACCAACAGAAGAACAACTGAAAACGCTTGGTGGGTTAAAATCAACTACAATTGAGACTCTAGTTAAGAACAGGCCTCGTTATGACACACTTAGGAAAACTTTGGTTTTCTTAGAAGATGAGATTGAGGACAACGTAAAACTCCTTGACGGTCGTAAGAAGGTCAAAGGAGCAAGAGAATTAATCGAAGTACAATTACAAGGCGTTGCTAATGTGGTTGCCTACTTTCAAGTAAGTAGCAAAGACCAGATGGGTCGTAAAAAGTATGCAGAAATGAAGAAGATGACAGAACAACTGAAAACACTCAAGACTAATTTCAGTATGGATTTGCAAATGCCACGTGCTATGACAACAACAGCGCAAAGCCAGCAAGATAGAAAAGTGAAAGGACTGGCAAAAAAATATGCTAGGGATTCTCAGAGGATAGGAGAGAAATTTGAAGAGGCATTGGATGAGATTGAGTCCGTCCCTACTGGAGAGCAGAAAGGCAAATCTCCATTCAGAGGCTCATTGAAGCAAGCCTTACTTTCACATGCTACTAAGGTTGACTTCGACTTGGACGATGCCATAGATGAAAGTCAAAGGTTGGTAGAACAAGAATATGAAGTGTTAGAAGCAGATGATACTGAGGCAATCATACTTGAATACAATGATGCTATGAATAAACTAAAGGAAATGGTTGAAAATCCTGATGATTACATGGAAGCACGTGATGAAGCCAAAGATAAACCATTAACAAGACGTAAGAAAGGCACTGAGCAATCTGCTAGAACCATAGCCCAAGAGAAAAAGAAACTCGTAGCGCAATTGAGAGAGAAGAATCCCAAAATGAGTCTTGAACAAATAGAGGACATGGCGACTCAACAACTACAGTCAAAAATGAGAGAAGGCTAATTAGCGAGATGAGGGTGGGACAAGTATGAGTTGGCAATCTATTCTCAAAGCCGACTCTGTTCTAGATAAGATGGGCGACAAGCAGAAGAAGAAAATCAAGAAACTCCTGCAAGCCTCACAACCAACAGAGATGTTCGGCAAGGACATGACCAGACTATCTGACCTGATAGACGAACTGAGTGGTGTTGACTTCGTGAAGTCGAATAAGTCACTACAGAAGAAAGTCACTAAGTTTGAGGAAAAGAATTTAGACATCATGGCTTCTGCCGCAGAACTGAGGAAGGACTACGAGACACTCTACTTGCAGATTAGAGAACAGATATATCCGAAGAAGAAGGGGGATAAGTAAGATGAAAAATGATTGGTTTAACATGCTAAAGAAAAACTACGTTCCTAGTTTTTATCAACAGTCACAGGATGCTCAGGCGGAAGATGAATATAACGAAAAGGTGGCAGAAGCAAATAGAAAATTCCAAGACAGGAATGACTTAAGGGCTATTAGGAGCAGACTAGGATTAGGTCAAAGACTACTCGGAGAAGGTCGTGCTACTGACAAACAAATATCAGAATTGCGTGACCAAGAAAGGGATTTGAGAAGTCAGGCGCGAACCATGAGAAGAAATATAGACGAGGGTAGAGCAAGAGGACATTCACATAGAAAAGAAGTTATGGAAAGGCCTACTGTCTTGGAGGGTGTTGAAGACATGGATTCACTCAGTACAATGGGCCAAAATTTTTCCAACTTCCCACCAGTAGATGAAGACAGTCCTATGACTTTTAGACCGAGTTGGATGGGGGCAGAATAATATGACAGAACAAAATGAAATGTTAGTTCTATTGAAAGAACTAGTGGACAAGGTGAAGAATCTAGAACAAGCAGTGTACAACAAGGACAACCTACTGATGAAGTCAGGCTTCGTTGTTGCAGACTCCCCGACCCCATCTATGGGTAGCAACGATGATATGCCAAGCGGCGATGTCATAGCGAAGATGGATTGGGAAGACATACACAAGATAGTCGAGACAATGGGGTGATTAGATGCCGGAGAAAATAAACAAGGAAGAAATGCTTGTTCATGCAACGATAGACAAGGCCAAGAAAGTAATTCAGGAAGCGAACAAGTTAGGCATCCTTGAGAACAAAGACCCTGTGATGGGTGAAGAGGTCAAGGTGAAGAGGCCCAACAAGAATCCACCAGAGGAGAAGGTGGACAATCCAGTTTCTACTGATGACATCAATTCAGGATACGGACTTGCTGGTGGTACTAACTAAGGGGGCATGTTGTTGAATGCCCATATCCGGACTTGAATTTGAGAAGGAAAAAGAAGACCTAACGAAAGAGGTCTTGGATTTCTTTGAGAAAGTTCGATATGCATACCTGTCTGCTAGGAACAACCCATCTGAGTATTCCGATGATTGGGCTGAAAGCGTTGAATACATCAAAGACCAGTATGACTCCCTGAGTGACTTCTCCTCTGAGTTGAAGGATTACGTCGATGAGAAGATAGTCTTCGACAAGGGAGCCAAGAAACCAGAATCAGTTGAGGCAAAGAAACTGTTTGAGGCCATCAAGGACATGAGGTTCAGGTCAGATAAGGTGACTGACCCATTCTCCAAGAAGTTCGGAGAGGATGATGTAATACCTACGATGTTGGAGAACGAGTCTGTTCTGATTGCATTCTTGCATTACGCATTACGTTCTCATTCCAAAGCATTGCCTGACAAGGCATGGGATACGAAGAACCTAGACTCCGATGAGATAACTGATGGTTTCATGGGACTTGACTTGGATGAGAATGACTTGGGACTCTACATCATAGAGCATTATGGCAAGGAAGACGAGGACAACAAGAGGATAGAATCCAAGGTCAAGAACGGATTGAAGACCTTGAAGGACATGTTCCTCAGAGAATACGAGAAGCCTAGATGGGACAACCTACTGGAAGTCGATATAAAAAAAGAAGAGAAGAGCGATGAGGAGAAGGCTGAGATTGACTTCATAGTTCCTAACAAGCCGATGTATCGAATCTTTGAGTTAGAGGATATGGAAAGCATCAAGGGTCTTTCTGGTGATTTTCTAGTACAGGAGAAGTATGACGGAATGAGAATCCAACTCCACAAGAAGGGAGAGAGCATCAAGGTTTACTCGTACAACAAGAAAGATATCTCAGACGCATGCAAGGAGCAGATAAAGAAACTCAAGGAGAAGCAGTTTGGTGATTGCATACTTGATGCTGAACTGGTTCTGTTTGATGGTGACGAGCCATTGCATAGAGCAGATACGATAACTCACGTATTCAAGAAGAAGAAGGGAGGACAACTCAGAGCGCATGTGTTTGACATCATGTTCCATGAGGGAACGGACTTACATAGCGAGCCTCTTAGAGAGAGAATCAACACTCTCCTCTATCAGTTCAGCCAACACTCCTCAGAGCAACTGGCCTTCCCATCCAAGAAAGATACGAGAATGGCTGATTCTATCAAGGAAGTCGGTGAGTATGCCAAGGACATAATGGAACTACCTGCCTCCGAAGGTGTTCTGATAAAAGACCTAGAGTCTACCTACTACATAGGAAACAGAAAGAATCCAAAGTGGATTAAATGGAAGAAGTTCGTTGACTTGGATGTTATAGTCCTCGATAAGAAATCAACCAAAAGCGGTATGAAGTCATACACCCTAGGCGTTGGCCCTGTCACTGCTGAGGTTGCGAGAACCTACAAGACCACTGAGTATGATGACAAAGAGTACCTTCCAGTCGGTAAGGCATTGAACACAAAGGAAAATGTTGATGTCGGAAGCATAGTCAGAGTCAAGGTCGATGAGGTGAAGAAGAACAAGCAGGGCTTCACATTGTACTCTGCTAAACTGATAGAGATACCGGAGGTTGATGCATCTGACAAGGTTGAGACATTGGAGCAACTTGCAAGCAAGACGAAGAAATCCCTGTCATCTGATGCGAGTGAGGCAATCAGTAGCCTAAACCCATTCAAATTGGTCAGTGGTGTGACTCAATCTAAAGACAGCAAAAAGACAGTCAAGAAGGGATTCTTCATCACAGACGGAATACATGGAAAGGCCGAGGTGATTGCAAAGAGTGAGTTTGATGGTTTCACAATCTATGGATTTGATGGGGATTCTCTTATGGCTAAGAATGCCCTTTACAACATAGATGTCTGGAAGAAAGAGATGGAGTCTCTTGTAAAATCAAGAAGGTCTGAGTTGAGAATCGCCATTCGCAATGAAATCATAGAAACATATGACAACAAGAAGACACCGTTTGGCAAGATAGTAGAGTTCGTTAAGAAAGAGTATCCAGAGATATTTGAGGATGTATTCAGTTCTTCTGATGAGACTCTCATGGGTTGGATGAAGGAGCAGGAGAGTCTTAGATACCATCACCCCAACAAGTTTACTGCATTAGATGATGTCTTGGAGAAGGACGTTGAGGAACCAGAGGTTTCCAAGGTTGACTCTGGTACATTCAGTATTATGCTGAGAGAAGATGGCAATCTGGACTTCATCTTGAAACTAGATGAATCTAGGAATTTCTGGATGATTGATATTACAGAACTGGACGATGTATACGATTTGTTCGGCAAATCACAGAAGTTCCCTGCTATTGTTGGTAAGGATTTAGGCCCACATAGAAAGGAGATAGATTCTGGTGATGTTGAACTAGGAGTTCAACGTGAAGGCTATCACGAATACAAGATTACAGGAGACAAGTTCGATACTAGATTCCATGTTAGAGTCGTGCCTCTAGATGAAAAGAAGACTTGGGTAGTCTGGACAGGTAAGAAGCAGGAGATGCTAGACTTAGATTCAGATGAGAATCTGTGGGATATCACAGAAGACAAATATGCAAAATTAGAACTTCCAGAGTAATTTTGCATGTTATCTTAAATAGTAAGACTTTACACTTTTGGGAGTGTTAGTTTCAGGAGACATGCTACTAAAGGCAGAAAACAACAATGAATTTACGATTCTAAAAGCAGATGAACTGGTCATAGGAGGATATGCATCAATAGAAATGGTCGATAAGCAAAACGACATGATTACCCTTAGTGCATTAGATGAAGCAGTCAAACAATACATGGGAGAGAAGAAGTACAGAAACGTGATGTCAAATCATTCAAATGTTCAAGTCGGGGAGGTAATCGAGAAATATCGAGACAAAAACGGAAATCTACACAAGACTATGGTAGATGACGTTGGGTTCTATGTCGTAATCAAAATGAGAGATGACATAGAAAAGGCAAAAGAGATTTCAAGAGGCATCCGAAAAGGAACACTTAGGTCATTTAGTATAGGAGGACAGGCAATTTCCAAGAAGCAGAGAACATCTGACGAGCATGGAGAGTACAACGAGATAGACCGTTTGGAACTACATGAAGTCACAATCTGTGAGAAGGGAATTAATCCAGAAGCAAAATTCGACATTTTGAAACAAGATGTTGGAGGTGAAGAAAAAATGAGTGAAAAATTGGAAAAAGCACTTGAGGAATTGAACGACTTGATGAAGCAGGTCGGGCAAATCAGCAAGGAAGCGGAAGATGAAGAAGAAGACATGTACATGAAAGAGTCGGAAGAGGATAAAATGTCCGAGGATGACATGGAAGACATGGAAATGAAGGAAGAAATGGAAGATGACGAAGAGGACATGGACGGCGAGAAGAAGGGTCTTCCCGGCGGAGATGACGCACCTACCGAGGCTGAAGGAAACGAGGCCGGAGAGGAAGTTGTTTCTGGTGGAAACCCCAAGGCTTCCCCAAAGGCTCTCTCTGTTAGCAAGGGACTAGAGGACAGTGATTTCACTACCCTCAATCTGTCTGCTGAGAATGTCGAGAAGGCATACGAGGCATTCAAGGCCGAGCAACTAGAGAAGATGGCCTATGAGAACCTCAGCAAGACCTTTGCTACTAGGTTCGCTGAGGAACTTGAAGTCAAGAAGTCCGTAGCAGAGAGAGCAGAGTACGATGCTCGCGACGACGTTGCTGGACTAAAGGCTGAGTTCGCAGAACTACGCAAGTCTCTTACCGAGAAGAACGATGATATTCGTAAGGCACAGGAAGTCGCCTTTGGCATCCCCGAAGGATTCCCAACATCTGTTGAGGAAGCCGGAGAGATGTCATGGGATGATATCCACAACCTAACGAGGGGCAACTAGGAGTTGATGAAAGATGACAGGATATATTAAGACGATGAAAGACCTAGAAGCGGCAACCTACGGACTACGTGGAAGTTCCGCTCTATTGAAGAGTGCCGGAATTGTTGGAGGATTTGGAACTCCTCACGACGACGCTTCCGGAAACCCGTTTAGCGGCAGTGCGGCCTCTAACTTGGGCGACCTATACAACGTTCTCTATGGACAGAAAGTTTGGTCGATGCTAAACCAAGAGGTAAACGCGCTATCGATTATGGCTAAGAGGCCATACACCTCTAGCGGGTGGAGAGTGCTAAAGAGCCGACCTCAAGGTGGCTCTGGAAGTTCGTTCGGAATTGGTACAGGAGCCGTTGGCTCTGCCGCACCAAAGGCTGACCTTATTGGTGGAGTGCCTGAGAACGAGTCTCTTAGCAACATCTCTGCACTAGCACCTGAGTATGCTAAACTCTACATCAGCCCAAAGACCGTTGCTCACAAGTTTGAGTTCTCGGAACTTGGTATGGAACTAGCCGCTATTGACGACGGCGTTGGTGACATCAGGGCTATTGTCCGTGAGGACATGGGTAAGCATCACGCAGAGTCGCAGAACGTTATGCTACTGATGCCTCTTGAGAAGATGAGTGACCTACAGGGCGCAACTAACACTGACAGGAACTACACTTCTCTGTTCAAGATAGTTGCATCAGCAGAGGAGATTGGTCAGATGTACCTAGACAACGTTACCGAACTAGGAGCAGATGACTCTGGTACGCCAGCAGTATCTCCCGAACTAACTAGAATCTTCGGAGATGTAAGGCCAGTAACAATCGGAGGCTCGCACGGAAGCGAGACTGCAACCGCAACTGCCTCTTTCCTAGATGCAGAGGTTGACTTCGGTACTGGATACGCAGATGGAACCGCAAGGGTTCTGACTCTCTCCATACTGAACGACATGATTAGGAGAATCAGGCAGAACGGTGGAAGCCCCAAGGTAATGATAACTGGATACGATACCATCCAGCACATATCTGACCTACTACAGAGCCAAGAGAGGTTCATGGACAGGAAGGAGATTGTCCCAACCCACAACGGCGTTAGGGGTCCAAAGGGAGCAGAGGTCGGCTTTAGGGTCGCAACCTACTACGACATACCCATCATCCCAGCAAAGGACATGCCATCAACTGGTCTGTCAACAAGCAACAGGCTGACTGACATCCTACTGCTAGACACTGACCATCTATGGCTATCGGTGATGAAGCCTACTCAGTACTTTGAGGATGGTATCTCCAACGGCAACCCATTCGGTGTTGGCAAGTTGGGTAACCAAGGGCTGTACAGAACAATGGGCGAGACTGCTTGCTCCTTCTTCAAGGGACAGGGTAAGATTACCAACCTAAAGAGTGCTTGAGGTGATTAAGTGGCAGTTACAGTTACTTTAATCGAAGACCACAAGGGCTTTACTGGCCCCAAGGTTCACGGTGATGAGTACTATGTGGACGCACTATGCAACGTCACTTCATACACAACTGGCGGAGAAGTGGTCACGGCGGCATCTTTGGGCCTATCTAGCATACATCAGGTATTGATTACTGGTAGAGAGGAATCAGGCACGAATGTCATTGTTGACAACGTACACGTAGAAGTTAGCGCAACAGGAGCCTACGAATCTGGAACATCGTTCAAACTTCACGCAACGGTTGCGTCAAGTGGTTCGGCTACCGCAGGTAGTGCTACAACAGTCAACATGGTAAGAGTCCGAGTATACGGGCTTCTTTGAGTAAAACATAAAGTAGCGGCCCTCTTCCTAGAGCAACAGGAAGGGGGTTGCTACCCCCAATTAATGGGTGTAAATATGGTTAAACTTAGGTTGAAAGAAAGGAAACTAGACGGCCCCCTAGTAAGAGTGCTAGGTGGTAAGACATACGAAATAACACATGAGGAAGATGTGGACGTACCACTGGTCTATGCAGTAAGCATCATGTACAGTCTGGACTACAAGTTCACTGATGAAGACCGTAAGGACTTCTCACTACTAGGAGAACATAAGTTAGGTACTCTCAAGATGGTGACGAATACTCGCACTGATGATGAGTTGAAGGAGAAACTCTCCATTAGGAAATCTATGTTCGCTAGTAAGACACCTAAGATTGCAGAGAAGAAAGAAGAACCAAAAGAAGAGGTTGGACCGTTGCCTCCTGATTTAGAAAAACTAACGGTAAAGAAACTCCAAGAACTATTGGATGAAAGAGGAATATCTGCGAAGGGTAAAAAGGCAGACCTCATAAAAGCACTAATGGAGAGTGAATGATTATGGCAGTTTCAGGATGTCTATCGAGTGGAGTGTTTAGTGCTAGTAAATTAGTCTCTTCACAGAGAACCAAGTTAGTAAGCATACACGTAACATCGAACTCAAGCAACACGAATGTCATCAAGGTGTTCGATAGCAGTGATGCTAGTGCTTCGGGTGATGTGGAGATTGTCAGGATAAACACTCGCGCAGACAATAGTGGTGCTAATGTGTTCAACCAAGAGTATGACATGCATGGGGTAGTAGCGGCTAAGGGACTATGGGTTGAAATAACAGGTAGTGGTTCTTGCGCGGTAACGGTAACCTTTGTGTGATATTATGCCAAGTTTAGAAAACGATACAAGAATGATAATGGCGATACTGTTCGTTGGAGCAGTAAGCGGAGTGAATGTACTAGCATATGCTGAATATGGAATATCCTTCCCATATGGAGCAGAGGCACATGCAGTGTTGTTTGGGATTAGTACCATCGGTGCTATACTGATGGTGAAGGTGTTATTCGATGTCTTCATCAGTGACTACATTGAAGACTTCCTATTAAGAAGAGCAATAGATGGATATTGGGGTAGGAAGCAGAGAGAGGAGGAGAACAAGCGCAGAGTGAAGGAATCTCTCAAGCAGTTCAATACCAATTATGCAGTGACACCCGCATTGTATGGTGACCAGAACCTACCAACCATCAAGGCAGAGGAGCAAGGAGTCAGTCCCTCTTTCCTAACCATAGAGAACTAGTGAGGGAGTGATGTGAGTGGTCAGCGAAATCCTATTTGGAATGGATGAGTCAACTCTCGCATATGACTTA